AAGTTCTTCACTGAGATTGACAGTTCCATGCGTGGGATTAAAAATGGATTAGGAGTTATCGATACAACGGTTGCGCCAAAAAGCCATATTCTTTATAGGCTATATCAAACGTGGAAAAATAAAAAAGATCCCTACCTATTTTATTCTTTTCGGCAAACCAAAGGAACTGAGAAAGAGTTTTGGAATCCTGGGATAACGCAAGCATATCTTGATTCTCAAAAAGAACGTCTGCCATTTGGGGAATACGAGCGATTTTATATCAATTCCTGGTCTGCCGGCGCCGAGCGGGTGTTCACTGACGAGATAATTGAGGCGACCAACTTCCTTGGGATTGATCACCAGCTTAATGTTCATCCGGCGCTTATGGAAATCCTCACTGCTAAAAATAAACTTGTTGAGCAGGAGCAGAAGATTATCCGGCAGGGTAAAGATTCGGAGGAGGAATTTGAGGAGCCCACGGTTGCGCCAATATTGTTTGAGCAGCACAAGGATCGATTTGGAGAGTGGGATCAGCGGTTATGGCCAGTGAGTGATATTTACACTCTGTCTGATGCTTTCGGGAATTCTGCAATGGCGTCTGTGGAGGACCTCCAGAAGATCGGAGATATGTACGATACTGACTGGGCGATTATGGCGGGGATGGATAGGGCGGACCCTATGAAGACCCGGACAGCGGCCAGGACAATCGTGACGGCCATAGCGAAGGGATTGGCGGGCTCCCGGTCGAATCCGTATCCGGCTGACAATGCGGACGCCCCGCGGTATTTATATTTTCTTCTTCATCTGGTAGACGTTGAGGATCATTCGATTGAGGTGGTGAAGGATATCTTGACAGCCATAAAAGATGAGTATAACGGAATTGACGTGTTCGGTACTGAACGCTGGGGGGCAGTGGATACCGTGCAGTGGTGTGAGGACAATGATATCTTGCCCATAATCTATTACCCGGTGTACGCCAGGCAGAGGACTATGTTCACGGAATTGTATTTGGCGTACAAGAGTGGCAGGTTTAAGACCCCGCCTGTTTTAGTCCGAGGGCAAAAGCAGGATGACATTCTCAAAGAAGAGGCGAGTGTGTTTGACCATAATCCCGAGGCGTCAAAGAGCAAGTTTGGGAGCCCCGAGAAGTCTGAGAAGTACGGAATTCAGGATGATTGCATGTTTTCAGTGGGGTCAGCGGTGTACGCTGGGTTGAATTTAGGCGTGGACAGTTTCCGGGAGCGGAAGGGTGCTAAGAGTTTTGGGATGTTCTTTAAGGCGGGGGGATTGTTAGGGAGGTGGTGACATGGAATATATGTATGAAGATGAGCTACCGGAAGATATTTCTGATGAATTCTACGATTGGTGGTTTGCAAATTCAACAGTAGATAATGTACGAATAGGGCCAAAAATAACAGATTGGAAGGATTGGCAGATTAAGTTCCGGGAGCTGTCGCAACTGGAGGGCGCGAAATCAGAGGATATTGTACTACAAATGAAGGCACTGCAAGTTGAGATATTACTCCAGCAGTTTGTTGGGGACCTGACACTAGAAGAAATCAAGCAGCGATGTCAGTGTGTTAGGCAGGGTCTCAATTTGGAACAGTATTTTTGTGATGATAAATTATTGTTTGAGGTTGAATTTATACCAGGAGAATTAAAGTGGCAATTCCGAAGGCACGAAGTTGATCTCAGTAATGTATGGGATGAAAGTGAACCAGATCCGATATCTGATATAAAAGATATGCTGGGGTCGTTTATTGTGGGGAAGATGTGATTGTGCATTTTTTCCTTGACACCCATAAGTTTTTGTGATAGGTAAGATAACATAATTTTTTCTTATATATAAGAACGAGGTTAAATGGCTGAGATTGAGATTCGTTGCCGAAAATGTAACGCTTTATTGTTCAAAGGAAAGCGGGAATATTTAGTGCGGGGAATTTCTGTCAAATGTAGGAGTTGCAAATGTGTGAATAGATTTTAACAGGCAGTTGAGCGTCCCGAACGCCGAATAGTCCCAGAGCTTTTCAAAAGCCGAATTTAGAGAAAAGACGGAATTTAGTTCAATTCCTCCTTCGTCTTTCTCTGATTCGGCTTTTTTTATGGAGCCCATGCCAAAGAAACCAGAACTTACCATAAATGATGTCCCAGACAAGTATCTCGAAGTTGTTGCCCGGGAGCTTTCCATGAGCACCCCGTGGCAATACGATCCGGACGAAGCGGGTTATCGAGATCCTGACACCGGACAATCCTCCGCCTATCCTGACAAGGATGATTCCGCGACAACCAGGAGCGTTCTACAAGAGCAGTGCTTTGTTAAAGCTACCCGAAACCCCCAGGTAGCGACTGCCACCAAAGGTCTTGTAGGGCGTCTCACTGGTTTTGGTTTTGAGACCAGCTCTGAAATTCAGCAGATACAGGATGTGATCGAGGAAATCGAGCTTGATCCTCGAAATCGTCTCTATAATTACTGGCCGAAGTACGTTGGCCGGGGAAAAATTGAAGGGGAGTTGTTTCTTTGTCTCACCTGTCATACCACGGGTTTCATAGAAGTTGATTTTATTGACCCATCCGCCATTGAATCCAGTCAAGAAGAATCCGGTATTATATTCCATCCCACTAAAACCACAACTCCCCTCATTTATTGCATAAAAGATGATGAGAACGGCGTAGATGAGCAAATCCCGTCCATCTTTATTGCCCGATATCCCGAATGGCTTGAGTATGCAAAGAAAAGTCAGGCGTATTCGTCGACCGCGCTGAAAAATAGTAAGTCCGGAAAGAAAGTTTTCAAAAAAATGGGTGGGTTCAACCGTTTTATCGTGGCGTGGGATCAGGGATATATCACAAGACGAAACATTGGCCACATCCGGACGGTTCTTGAGTGGGTACAGTATTACGAGGACATTAAAAAGTATGAACTGGACCACAAGAAATCCGCGGGAGCCTATGTGTGGATTGTGAACTTCACGGACGTGAAATCGTGGATCCAGTGGTTGAAAATGTCAGATGCAGATCGGCAAAAGACAGGCATTGCAGCCAAAAAGACCCCGGGCGGAACGATGGTGCTGGGGCCAAACATGGAAATGAAGGCGTCAAACCCGAATCTACCGAATATCTCCGATTCAGATTCAGATATTATGGCCATGGTTACGTCAGGCTTAAATGAAGAATCAGGTGTAACTACAGGGCAGTCAACCGGGACGTTTGCGTCTGTTAAGGAATCCCGGGGACCTATGAGTGACCGGACTTCTGATGAGATCGCCTATTTCGAGCGGTTCCTCCGGTATGATTTTTGGGGGAGCATTTTTTTCTTACGGTCACAAGTGACTGCATTTCCGGAATTCTTCAATGTCGAAGAGGCTGTGGCGTTTAAACCCGGGAAAAGTGACGGCGAATCCGAGCCGATTTTCAAAAAAGTCAAGAAACATCCCGAGGCTATTATCGACATCAATTTCCCGACTTCTGAAATCAACGATATGGAATCCAGGGCACGGAGCCTTTTTGGTGTAAAGCACAGTGATCTGAGCGATACAGCGGGGATCCCGAAATCCGAATTGGTTAAAAAATTGGGTTATGCGAATTATCCAAAAATGAGACTTCAGTATGAGACTGAAAAAAGAAAATATCCGGAACTACCAATGACAGTAGATGCGGAGAGCATCCAGGAGAGTCAGCAGGCGGAACCGGCAAGAAAGAAGGTGAAAGACGATGGCAAAGGGAGTTCCAAGGAGAAATAATAGTGGTGGTGGGACCAGGAATAACCGTGGGCGCGGGGGTTGTAAACCGACCCGGAAAACAGGAAAAGGCAGGAAGTAATGGAAATCCTGAAAACAATTAATTTCATTGAAGATATAAACCCTCCGGTTTTCTTACCGAAGTTAACTCAAACCCTATTTAGGAGAAAGATCCGTGGAAAAGGCAATATTGACCCGATTGGCGAACAAGGTGATAAACACCCCGTTGATGATCCTACCGGACAAATTGGATGTGATTCTTTCGGTGATCGGGAATCGAATCGGTGTCCATGACAATGTTGATCTTATAACAACTGAATTTCAAGTTGCTGAGAGAAAGGATGTTGAATCTCCGTCAAATGTCAGTGTTATACCTGTGCATGGCTCTCTTGTTTACCGCACCCATGGGTTGAATGCTTTATCTGGTCTCACGTCTTACGATGACATCCGGAATGATTTTAATGCCGCCTTGGAGTCGAATAGCGAATCAATCGTTTTTGATATCGATAGTCCT